GTTAATGAATGTAATGCCAATGGTGGCATCTTCATGGGTCCAGGAACTGATTGTATTACCGATATATGTTGTTTTAATGATGAATTAGGTATTTGCTGTCTTAATAGCAATCAATGTAATTGTTGTGGAGATTTACACAGTCATGGTTATTGTTGTAAAAGTCTTAATGTGAATGATTGTGCATCTATAGGTGGGGCATGGAAAGTTGGAGAATGTTCGGATCCAACTGGGTGTCAATGTGGACATCATTTCGATTGTGATCCAGATACAGAAGAAGGAGCCTGTTGTATAGGTGATATATGTTACTTAATGACCGAAGAATTGTGTATAAGTGAAGGTGGTGTGATTGTTGGTCCAAATTGCAACAATGTAGTTTGTGGTTCAGATAGTTGTTGTTGTGTACCGGGAGTGGGACCAATTGTAACGACAGAAGAACGATGTATTGAATTGGGTGGTGATTTTTATGGAGACACGGTTTGTGATGGGATAGAGTGTCCATTATATTGTCAGTCAGATGCAGATTGCCGATATGGAGATTTTGAACTTTGTTGTAATCTTGAGACTGGATATTGCGAACCTTGTCCGGGTGGTTACTGTGTTGAAGATGCAGATTGCCCGCAAGGAAATTGTTGTTGCAATGGTGAATGTTCAGCTGACAAAAAAAATCACCCATATCAAGGGCAAGGCGATATCGCTGAACATGAGTGCGTTCCATGTCATCCAGTCGGTGGTTGTCTTGGTGCATGTTGTACTGCACCAGGAATGCCGTGGACCATGTGTATGCATACAGATTCGGATTCATGCACCGATGGTGGGGGTGCATTCTTAGGATGTGATTCAGAGTGTGATATATTCAATGTCGCATACTGTCTTGTGCCACCAAGTAGTTGTTGTTGTTGTTGGGGCGGTGGTGATATTTGCTATAGATATTATCCCGAATTGGGGCAATTGTGTGATGGTCTTTGTACTCCACACATGAGCCAATCGCAATGCGAGGATACAATAGACCCAGGGGGATTTATGGGGCACTCGATGATCCGATGTTGTCAAACAAGTGACGCTTACACCGATCCCTATTGCGATAGTGCATGCGGAGAACCTTGTGGACCGACAGGAGATGCCGCGGAATGGGGTGATGTACCGTTCGGGGGTCCCCTATCTACTTGTTGCCAAGATGAGTGTTACCCAGGTTGTTATCCACCAAATTGTTGCGGATCGTGGGGACCATGCGGGGTTGATGGTTGTGGAAGTAAATGTGGTGGTAGATGTTGCAAGACCGAGTCAACATGTTGTTATGCCGTTGAACCGTACGACTCAGAAGATTCTGGGAAGTGTTGTGGTACTGCTGAATTTTGTTGTAACGTACCACCAGCGGAGTCAGGTTATCCATTCACTAAGAATATTCACTGTTGTAGAAATGGAGAAGAAATCTGTTGCGACGCTTGTGGATACGAGGAAGATTCATCGTGCTGTTCCATTAACCGTGATGAGCAATGCTGTTGTGTGGGGAAGGACCATCCATATGATGGTTCACACGAATCTAAATGTTGTTCCGCTGAAGAAGAGTGTTGCACTTGGGGACAGGCGGGGCGTCGAGAAACAAAGTGTTGTGAATGTTGTGTTGAGAACAGCGACTCTACGGACATGATGTGTTGTGATAAAGTGTTTGATTCCAATGGAAATTTGCATTGCGGAGTACCTGATTCACTTTGCGGAGATTACTGTCCTTGTGGATACGAGTACGTAGATACTCTAACGGGTGGGTCGTGGCAACCAAAGTTCAGATGCGAGGGTGATGGCGGTAGATGCAGTGAAGAATGTTGTTCACCAGGCATGACATGCGATGAAGACGGCGCATCATGTTGTTACCCATGCGGGTATGATGATTGTGATACTTGCGAAGGCACCGCAGAAACAACTGGAGGTCAGTGGCATTGTTGTGGTGAATCTGGAGTTTGCGTCCACGTTAGCGATGATAAATGTTGTGAAGGATGGGACAATGGTACGTACGACATGCCCGAGATTTACTGCGAGGGAAATGAAGAGTGTTGCGACTCTTTTCCAGGTTGCATGGACAAGACCCAAGGCCATGACGCATGCTGTCTGAACCTTCCAGCGGGTACAAATATAGGGTACAGGCAGGGCAGCGATAACAACAACCCAGATGACCCGAAAGAGCAAATCTGTTGCCCTGAACAGAGCTGCCCTGGTGATGCGATGGGCAATTGTGGAATTCTTCATGATCCAATTCAGCTCACATCAACAGATTGCAGCGGCAATACTTCCACCAACTGGTACTTACCTCAATGTTGCTATAGCGGATATGAAGGTGATGACGGAGTTGACGTTTGTGATGCAACCATATGGATCAATGAAGGTTGCACCAATTGTCAAGATGATCCGATACCCGATTGGTGTCCAGCTACGAATGCGGCACATATGTGTTGCATGAACGAAGGGTGCCAACCACCAGGAGATACAACTTGGAGCTGTTGTGACAAAAAATATGGTTGTGGTTTTGGTCCTCGCGTGGTTGAGTGTAATTGCGAGGACCCTAATCAAAATGATGGTCGAGCAAATGAGCCTATTCCTGAACATGCTGAATGTAGTCAAAGTTGGCATTGCCCGCACAACGAATGTTGTTGCAATGGTGAATGTAATGCTGAATGGGAGAATCACCATGCTCAAGGGGAACATGGAATTCCTGCCGATTTTTGCGTTGAATGCCCACCAGCACCAGATGAAAGTCATTCTCGATATGTTTTACCAAATGGAATGTGTGTAGAGATGGATTGTTTTCCAAATTGTGAATTTCCTCCCTGTTAATCTTATAAATAATAAAAAGGAAACTTATGAGTACAAATCACAGAACTAGAATTAAGTCAGTTGCCGATTATTCAAGAAATCTTACCGATGTTGGTGGATGTTGTTATCCCAACGCAGATGAACCAGAAGAAGAATATTACAACACATGCTTGGATAAGGGTGGTCATTGGCAGCCATATGATAATAATATTTCAGAAATATCTTGCCCAGATTTAGGTGCAACGGGATGTTGTTGTTCTTGTAGTTATGTTGATGATTTTAGAAGTGACGATGGATTTTTTAACAAATATGCACCAGGAGTTGGAATTTGTACTAATAATAGTAATGATGGAAGTGGTAATCCTTTCCCATGTTACCAAGGCGGATTGGAAAATGATGTAAGTTTCTGTGAATGCAACGCAAAAGGTGGAGTATGGGCAATAGGTACGGATTGTGCTGTCTATACTGAAAGCTCAGGAGGGGAAATTCCCATTGGAGCTCATTCATTGTGTACGAAAAATAATACAATCGATGATGTTAGATGGCCAGGTGCCTGCTGTGCAAGTGTTAATTGTACTGATGCATGCTCTACCAAAGAGTGTATGGAAGATTCTCAAGGATTAGGAATTTATTCAGATATAACATTTTTGCCGGATAATTTTTGTTCACCCCTTCCAGCTGGCAATAGTTATCCAGGATGGGGTGAGGATATATTAGTTGAGTGTGCCGCGGTTGCAGGTTCTGGGTTTGAAGGAGAAAATAAGAATTTTGAAAAAGATAATAGAACAGGTATTTGGGTATTAAAACAGAATTTCAATAAAATATTAGAGTCTGAAATTGGTGCGGGTAGTGAAAATAAAATATATTCAAGTTGTGTATATCTCACTAAATCTTCTTCATATCAAATGCAGTGTAATATGAAAACGAAAACATCGTGTGGTGAATTAAATGGAATGTGGGCTGGGTATGATGAATCAAATAATCCATTGACCGAAACTGATTATGTAACAGAAAATATAAAATCTTTTATAAAAAATAAGAAGAGAATACCTCAATCTGTTGTGGATGATTGGAATGTTGGGGATAGAGTTTTAAATTTGGGAAGATTTATTGGTAAGTTTTATGTTAAAGATGATACCACTGGAATTGGAGTAGATTGTATAGGAAATGAACTAACAGGAAATTCATATACATATCGACCAAATGGTAAAACGAAAACTAAAAGTTCAGGTAAGTCTTTTGCTATTATTATAGCAGATGACGATTATCACTATAAAAGAATTAATCCAAATGGATGGTCGTGGGAAACCAATCCCGATAGAAAACATACAAAAGAAAGTTCATCATGGGATTCATTATATAATGATTCATATAATTATCATTTATCTCTTATGAAAAATATAAATAGATTATATAAAAATCCGTGGATAAAGTGGTCACCACCCAGCAAAGACCAACTTGCATTTATATACAAACAGACAAGTAGTTTAGATTTTATATCAAATACTACAATTAATGATAAATCCCCCAACATTAAGTATTCTCCAATGGAGCAAGATAATAAGGTATTTTATTGGAGTTCATCATTTTTAACTGATATTGATTATGGTGCTAAAACTCAACTTGCATACTGCCAATCTTTTGGTGATGATTCTATGGTTGTATTATCTCCAAGAAACAAAGAACAATTAGTTAGATGTACAACTGCATTAGAAATTATATAATTATTACTTGACATTTTATATTGTTGAAGTATAATTAGAATATATTATGGAGAACATAAAAATGTCTAAAAACGAGAAACCCGAATTTCGTAGAGTATCAGTAGATCCAAATCAAAGAGGTATCAAAAAGAAACTTAGTATGGTGCAGAGTTTTGCAGTTGCTTTGGCATCTAGAGGTATAAGCAACAATAAAATCAACACACCAGTCAAACAACTTCGAGTTTTAAGTTGTTTTGGTAATGAACCACAAGGTGGGATATTACCCCCCTGTGAATACTTACTAGAAAGTGAAACCGGCGAAGGTATGCATTATTGTGGTGCCTGTGGTTGTGGTGATAAGAAAACAACTTGGTTGACTCAACACGCAGATGAATATAGTAAACTAGACTATCCAAAGGTTGCCTGCACCCTTCAAATGCCTGGATTTACAAATTATGTTGTTTCTACTCCAGACGAAGCAGAAGAACCAGTGACGCGCAAGTATTATATCGAAAATCTCGATTATAAAGAAGTTCAAAAAACTCCCGTTACTATCGGAATGCAACCCATTCCAGAAGAAAACAAAGAAGAAGAACCAAAAACCAAAGAATAATCCAGTCCATCCATCCGGCTCCTGATGCTTTTTTATACATATAGTATAGATTTTACAAGCATCAGGAGTTTTTTAATGGCAAATATTAGTTCAAGAGACGAATTGATTGATTATTCCCTCCGAAGATTGGGAGAACCAGTCATCGAAATCAATGTAGACAGGCAACAATGTTCGGAAAGAATTGACGAAGCATTAGAGCATTTTGCAGAGAGACACTTTGACGGGTCGGAGAAAGTATACTTTCTTCACGAACTCACCCAAGAGGATAAGGATAGAAAATACATCCAAACAGACGAACTTCCACCAGTAAATGGTGCGACAGGGGATGGACCAAAAGGTTCAGACATTTTGAGTGTTGTACGTATTTTCCAATTTGGAACATTCGCAAACATCAACATGTTTGATGTTCGATATCAAATGGCGTTACACGATTATTTTGGTATAAATCGTGGGTTGGGTTCAAATAGTTCTATGGGACTTTCAAGATATGACTCGACCAAACGACATATCAATATGATTGAAGACTTCTTTCAACCAGAAAAAATGATTAGGTTCAATAAAGTCACAGACCGACTTCATATAGATTCAAGTGCAGAAGATTTAGTTGTAGGAGATTATATTGCAATCGAAGCATTTGTCGCAATTCCATATGGAACATTTACAGAAGTGTTTAACGATATTTGGATAAAGAAATATGCAACTGCATTGATAAAAAAACAATGGGGTTCTAATATGTCAAAATTTGATGGTGTTCAACTTCCGGGTGGTGTATCAATGCGAGGGGAAGCAATCTCACAAGAAGCAGATACAGAAATCCTAGCACTTGAGGAAAGATTACAAACCGAATACGAACTTCCAATTAATTTTGAAATAGGATAAACTGATGGCTCGAAATCCGTATTTCAAAGAATATTCTGGTGAACAGAACATATTAGAAGACCTTACTATCGAAACTATCAAAACGATGGGGAAGGACATGGTTTACATTCCACGAACACTTGTGAATGTAGATGACCTATTTGGTGAAGATGTTCTTTCTAAATTTGATGATGGTTATCAGTTGGAAATGTATATTCAATCTGTTGATGGTTTCGAGGGTGAAGGTGATATTCTTGCGAAGTTTGGATTAGAAATTAAAGACAGAGTAGAACTCGTTGTTTCCAGAAAACGATTTGAACAATCTGTTGGAGATTATGAAAGTATTACTCGGCCTAGAGAAGGTGATTTAATTTTCTTTCCGTTGAGCAAAACATTATTTGAAATCAACTTTGTTGAACACGAAAATCCTTTTTATCAATTAGGAAAACTTTACACATATAAACTATCTTGTGAGGTATTCTCATACAGCCAAGAAGAAATCGATACTGGTTATACTGATATTGATACGGTTGAAGAAGTACGCAAGAAATTCGCAGTCGAATTTGATATGGGAACAAGAGTTAGTAGTGATACTTATATTAATTTCTTTGAAGGTGAAACTGTTTATCAAGTATCTGGTGTTACGGGCGCGACTGCTGAACTTGCAAATGCAACTGCAACTGCTGTTGCAACCGATTGGGATGCAGACGCTACTAAACTTACCGTAACAAATATTGTGGGCACAGTTTCAAGTAGTTCTAGTGAAAGTATTAAAGGTGCTGTATCAAATGCAGAATATATATTCGGTGCTACTGGTTCTGCCGTTACAACAACTATAATTGTACCACATGAACCAGAAGATGATTCACCAATTGGTGATAATGAAGAAATAGAATTCAATCGTGATGTGGACGACATCTTTGACTTTACAGAAACAGATCCTTTCAGTGAAGGGAATTATTAATGTTTACACAATTTTACAACGAATCAATTAGAAAGCTTATTATCGGTTTCGGTTCTCTTTTCAACGACATCAATGTTGAAAGAAGAAATGCGGATGGTACACTCAAGGAAACCATTCGCGTTCCACTTTCATATGGTCCAAAAGAAAAGTTTATAAGAAGGATACAAGAAAGCAGTAGCATATCAGACCACTCTAAGGTGCAAATTACATTACCGAGATTGGGTTTCGATATTACAGGTATTCAATACGACCCAACAAGAAAAACAAATAAACT